TGGTGAGCATTTTCTGTTTCATGAAATAAGTAGAACACTCAATCTACCCAAACACTAGATCTAATAGGGGCTGTCCCCACTCCTAAATAAGAGGCACCATAAATGTACAAAGCCTACGTTTCAATACAAAGATCAAATAACTAATACGTGGTATCCATATATACATTCTCCGTTTCAACCACAGATGATTAATCTCCCCCGATGGAGTTCGGGGGTGTGTCAACTAAGTATTTTTCACGCCACTTAGAGACTCTTTTGTCGTAAGTATCCTGTAATTCTGGACACAAATGACTTAGCTGGGCTTTTTCAGCTATTGCAATCATATCGCGTTGCCGCTGGGTAAATATCTCTCGTCCAGCGAAGAACCAATCCCGTAAAGAAGTTTCTAGCGCTAACGCACTCAACTCACGATTGCTCAAATATGACGAATCCATAGTACAATGTAGCCTTTTAAAAATGCTTGAATCACTCAATACGCCTATATTGCACTGCAAGTCGACATTATAGTAATTGCGCCTCTTTAAAAAGTCTGCCTCTTCCAAGGACATAAAAGGAACCAATTCGTCTTCTTTGTTAGGCATGGTGAATACAATATCATATGTTCCAACGAACTCAGAAAAAGTAACAATATTAAACAGCGTGCGGTCATCACTAACAGAACCCATAACGTCGTCTCCGTATGTGCCGATGGCTATATACTTTCTAAAGTCACTCAGTTCTGAATTCGGAAAAATCGAATAATAGCACGCTCGCGCTAACAGGCTATTGACCACGGAATTAATGACCACTGTCATATTCTGTCCAGATGGATTTGAGCCGAAAAGCTGCACCAGTGTGCCATTATACGCCATTAATGGGTAAGCTACTTCGCACGCCAATCCTTTCATAACTGTTAAGTCTTCCTCCGTATAACCCGCACAAGAAGCTAGACGTATTAAAACATCAAATGCAGCAAAAACTAATTGAGCAGGCATGCGGAGGTCATATTTGCCATAATCTCCAGCAAAAACATTATCACGAGATTTACTAGTCATGTAAGAATACATCTGCTCCCATTCCGGCGATTCTGCGTTTATACCCACCATACACTCAAATTCCAATGGGAACAACTGCATCAGACGGGATACCGGCAAAAAGTACTGCCTTAGCAAAACTTGCAGCACTAACGGAGCGCACTGGAATATACGAACCTTAACCGCCGTCAGCTTAGTTGGCTCGTCCTTCAAACATGCTCGCCATACAGCATATACTCTATCTCCTTGCGACAATCTCACTCGAGCTTCCTCGACCGCATCCATAACTTGCGGACCAAATGTGACAGCGTGGGGCATATCTGCTGTGGGTGAGCCAAGGGCTAAACTTCGTTTGGATTTTGTAAAAGGCCATCCTGCAGATGTGGATAACTTCATTCCTTCCAAAAACCTGTCGCCTTTCTTCCCATTTATCGTTGTAAAAAGATCCAAGGGGCACATGAGGCTGCATTCCCTCATAAGACTTTCGTTGCTTTGAACAGTGTGCAAATAAGATTCGACAGCTGTCACTAGCGTCCCTCCCAGTGATAATGAGGGATGGGACGTCACGTCTAGGCCTACCTGATACGGATAAAGCTTAGTTCCATCCGGTAGCTTCTTGGGTGGTTTGCCCCATTTGCACTCCACTCCCGTAATTTCCTCAACAAAAGGTGAAATTATAGTGCGCACCACATTGGAATATTGTGTGGATCCACCGGAGGTGGAACCGTAGACTTCAATGGTAGCATCAGGGGACAAAAAGCGCGTAGCGCAGCTACGAGATATATTTGTACTCTCTATAAGCTTAGCCCCCATATGTGTGTCAGGTAGGGCAGTTGCGCTAATAGATATATTTACCCCAGGTATTTCGGAAAGCAAACGCTCTGTTGCCCTGTATGCACTAGCGAATAAACTGGCAGCACCGCCTAGAGATCCAGACCCACACAAATGGAAACCGAGTATACACGATCCTTTGCCAGCGCTAATGATAGGGGACATACACATGCCAGGTTTGGTCACAAAAGGCAAATCGTAATGTACACCCTGCATGTCAACGCACTGCGTATGACTCACTTTTTCTCCCGGCAAAATGCATTTTGTGGGATAAGTATCGTGGGAACCATCCTTGTGCTTCAACAAAAACAGTGCTTCACCCGTGCTTGTGCCGTCACGTATCAAATACTGCGAAAGATCTTTAAATAAGCCGCCGCTGGGACACCACACTAAAGCAAAGTCAATTTCGCCAACTCTCACTGCATATGATTCAGATATTGTTACTCGAAAATTTGGCGTAGTCGTATCCTGAGGAGCTCTAAAAACTTTAGCAACAAAGTCTCCCTTCTCCCAGCATTTCACACAAAAATGCCATGGTAGCACCAAAACGTTAGAACGTACAAAAAAGCCTCGAGTAAACTGGTTGTCTGTTTCTAGATAAACAGTATTGCGTGCAAGCATCGCTGCCAAATCAAGGCCCACAGTCGTCTTACTTTCAGCAGACATAATGGGAGATGTTAACACTAATTCTGACCATGGATTCTTTTCACTGGACCGCTGATCTATATCTCCCGTGGTACTGGGGCACAGATTTCCTTGTGGCCGCAATATTGTTCTCCATTTAAAATAGTTACGACACATTCGATAGACACAATATCCCACAATTGACCCTGCGAAACAAGCAGCAGCTCTACTCCGAGTTACTTTCACGTACGCGTCATATGTGGCATTTCTGCGCAACAATAGATCATAACGCATACGTTCTCGCTCAAAATAGGCCAGCCAGATGCCAATCAAAAATACTGACGTTATGCCGAAAAACACTCCTACTAGGCCAAAACAGTAATAAATGCTACTTAATACGTACAAGCACGAAAACTGAGAAGCGT